AATCACGGTTGATGCCAACCGCTCAGAGTTAAGAGCTTTTCAAACCCTAGAAACACTTTTTTAATGCTTCTGCATTGATGGTAGCATGAAACCTACACCCTTGCAAGATGATAGATTATCATTTCAGCTATTAATATGGCTTATTTTAAAAATTAAAACTTTTCACCTTCTCTAAGAACCTACAACAAAACTCTGGGTTGAGGTAGTTTTTTCAATTTTTGAGCGAAAAATACAACTTTGAGTGTAGATGTACTTACCGTACTTCAAAAGAAAAGTTGTGTTTTGTAGCCAAAAAGTGGAGAAATTAGTCAATTCCATGAGTTTTGTTGTAGGTTCTAAAGATACATAGAAACAGGCATACCTCTATGCAGTGAGATTATTTCATTAGTTTTAGTAGTAGAATCAAAAAGTGCAAATTTTAGGCTTGAAATTATCAGATATCTTTTTGATAGTATGATTTAGTATCAAGAATAATCGTAATCTAAATAATGGTTGAGCAATGGGTGTATCAATAAGTAAGGTGATTAGCAGTATTCCTAAGGAGGAGTGGCAAAGTTACTTCAATGCTTATCCAATAAAGTTTAGTGATCCTCCCAATTGGCAGGAGCGTGAAGAGCTAGTACATAAAAAGCTTAAGAAGTGCATCAAAGAATTGCCCAGTGATCTATATGTGATCTTGCATCATCACTTTGAACGCATTGATGATATGGCCACTGAGAAAGGCATCAAGGCTCTGATTAATGCTAGTGAGCAACCAGCGATGGTTGAGCAAACTTTTAAGCAGAAACAAAATCACTATCACATGGCAATATCATGCTTTCTTAACAATAGTGATTTATTTCGCAAGGCAGAGGAGCTATTACTGGTAGACAACAAGGTTGGTAGCCAAAGCTGGAAACATTGTAAGATTAATAGTAATGCCACCATAAATGATTTTAATCAAGTAGATGCTGATGCTTTTGCTTTTGCGGTGGCAAAGGTATTTTACCATAATTTTGATGATCAAAATCAATGTTGTGGAGAGATATATAAGCGCTATTATGATGATAGTTTACAGATCAGCGTGTATATTAACACCTTGCCTGAGAATGATCTTCAAGTGCAAAACAAGGAGCTAAGGCGTGTTAATACTCAAAGGGCAGTGGTATCGGCCATTATTTATGACCCGAAGACTAGTGATTTTTGTAGTTTAGCTGGTGGAGGTAAGCCTGTACATGAGAAGATAAGGAAGGCCTTTTCACAAATAATTTTAAAACAAGAGCCAGACTTTCAAGACATACAACCACAACAGTTTAACATTGAATTATTTGGATCTCGCCCTGATTCTAATAGCCCAATTTTCAAGACTGACCCTGCTGATATGATAGAGCAAGTACGGTTGAGAAGAATTGATTTGTTTTCCGTCATTCCTCATAAGCATTCAATATCAATTGATACTTTTGCTCAAGCTAAAGGCGATGATATTTATGATAATACAGCTATTTTTGATATTAATGGCAAATTACGTCGTAACTATAGCATCACTGGTGTACAAATCAGCTACCACTTTTACGCAGTAGCAGAAGCTAAAACTGGTAAAACCATACACATCACTCTTAAGCGTGATAGTTCTAACCTTAAAAGCCAGCAAGAAGTGGAGAGACTACTAGTAGAGAAATACCTTAAGAAATGGAAAATCCTATCATAGATAAGCAGGATTTTGATTATCTTATCACTACTTTTAATAATCGTAGTAGTATCTCATATTATGAAGCTATGCTACTGGGTAGTACAGATCTACTGCAACGCTTGTTAAAACTAGGGGCGTTAGCACACCAAGGTAATCTCAAGAGTATTATCTGCCCCAATTGTGATGATATTCATGAGGTATTGATTGATCCTGTTTTACTAAAGGGTTATTGCCTAGAAACTGGTTATATAGCAGTAGAACCGCAACATTTGATGAATTATGTCGTGAGTAGTGAGTGGCTGATATCATTTTTACAAGATAATTTATCAATTGCCAGTCACCATGAGGTAAAAGAGGTTATAGCCCAACATCTATGGTATCTTGGTGAAGCTCGTGTTGGTAAACACTTGGTACCAATATACCTTGCTTGCCATGAAGGGCATGATACTGGCTTTCTTGAGAAGCATTTTTCTATTTATCCGAGGGAAAAAGCTGGCATTATCCTTCTTACTTTTGATCATGAGTATAATGGTGACATAGATTCTAAGCACCGCCCCATAGCTATTACACAGATAATAGCTGATACGAGTAATGCGAGCCTAAGTATTGCGCTACTACACAAGTTATGGCAGGGCTTTGATATGGAGAATGACAATACCTTAACTCACAATCCAGATTATTCTTTTGTAAACTATGCTGGCATTAGTCACACATTTACAGGTGATAAGCAAAAGCAGATAGTCAGGCATCTTATCAAAGCTTATAAGGTAGGTAGCCCTCTGGTACGTACTGCAAACATGATGCAGGAGCTTGACTTTGAGAAAACAGCACAGCTTCCTCATATCTTTAAGAGGCATAGAACTTGGAGGCAACTAATCACTTATGGTGAACCAAGGGGTTATTGTCGAATCGGTAAATTTTAGAAGTGATTACCAGAAATTCTTATTAGTTTTTGTATTTGTATTTTACCGATAGTTTTAGAGTTTTTTTGGTATGCAGGAGAATATCTTAGATGATATTCAACCGTAAAAAGCGTCTAATAGGCAAATATTTTTACAGAAAAAGTGATTCCCCAGTTAATTCCCCACTTTGGTACCCTGTTTCTCCCCACCTTTTGTATGCCATTATGCCTTTCTTGTTAATCAACAAATCAAGGACATTTTATGGACAATACAAACCTTATCAATCAAATCACTCTAGCAAGACGCTGGGGCATATCACCTCGCACATTAGAACAGTGGCGTTGGCGTGGTGAAGGACCACAATTTCTCAAGATAGGTAGTGCAGTACGATATCGTCTTGAAGATATAGAAGCGTACGAACAACAGCATCTGCTGAGTAATACTGGTCAGATTAATAATAGTAATGTTGCAGGGGGGAAATATGAGTAATAAATCCGCCCAAACATTATACGAGGTATACCACACTCCCACATGGCAACTACTTAAAATGAAGGAAGAAGAGCTTCTGGCATTGCTATATCAAGCTGAGCTTATTGGCAATTGCTTGCGTGGAGTTTTGCGTATGCGGACAGAAGTAAAGAATGGAGGTGAGGAATGAGCCTACCAATTATTACAGCTGACCAGCGATTAAATGAAAAACGTGGCATTAAGGGTTGCATTTTCGGTAAAAGTGGCATTGGTAAAACATCTTTGCTGTGGACACTAGATGAGCAAACAACGCTATTCTTTGACCTTGAAGCTGGAGACTTGGCAGTCCTTGGCTGGGCTGGTGACACCATCCGCCCCAAGACTTGGCAAGAGTGTCGTGATTTTGCTTGTTTCATCGGTGGAGCTAACCCGTCTCTTCGCCCTGAGCAAGCCTATAGCCAAGCCCATTTTGATGCCGTGTGTGAAAAATATGGTGATCCATCAGTATTAGATAAGTACCAAACCATCTTCATCGATTCCATCACCGTTGCTGGCAGGCTTTGTTTTAACTGGTGCAAAGGCCAACCCGAAGCTCATAGTGATAAAACTGGTAAGCCTGATACCAGAGGCGCTTATGGCTTGCAAGGTCAAGAAATGATCAGCTGGCTTACCCATCTGCAACATACCAGAGCTAAGAACATCTGGTTTGTCGGCATTTTGGATGAAAAAGTTGATGACTTCAACCGCCGTTGTTACACTCCGCAAATTGAGGGTAGCAAGACAGGGCTAGAGCTTCCTGGTATTGTCGACCAAGTCATTACAATGGCAGAAGTTATACCCGAAGAAGGTGAGCCTTACAGAGCCTTTATTTGCCACACACTAAATGAGTGTGGCTATCCAGCTAAAGATAGGTCTCGGCGTTTACAAGCAGTGGAAGAACCGCATCTTGGTAAGTTAATGACCAAGATCAGCCAGAAAACCCCCATCAACAACCAACTTAACTACCAAATCAAAGAGGATAAATAACCATGTGGAATGATTTTAATACAGCAGATAAACAACAAGAATTTGACGTAATCCCCAGTGGTACAATCGTACCAGTACGTATGACCATCAAGCCTGGAGGCTATGATGACCCAACACAGGGCTGGAATGGTGGCTATGCCAGTTGCAATGTTTCTACAGGCTCGGTTTATTTAAGCTGTGAGTTTGTGGTGCTATCTGGCGAATACGCTAAACGTAAACTATGGAGCTTGATTGGCCTTCACAGCCCTAAAGGACCAGAGTGGCAGAATATGGGTAGAGCTATGATTAGATCAATCCTCAACTCTGCCTATGGCTTGAGTGATGATGATAATAGTCCCAAAGCCCAAACCGCCAGACGCATCAAGGAAATCCATGAGCTTGATTGCATCGAGTTTGTAGCCCGTATCTCTGTCAGTAAAGATCAAAACGGTAATGATCGTAACGAGATCAAGTCTGCCATCACAGCTGACCATAAAGAATATGTCAAGCATAAGGCTTATCTTAACCCGAAGAGGCAGGTTCAGCCATCAGCTCTGCCTGTTGGGCACAGCCAGCAACAACCTGTAGCTTCTCAAGCATCACCAGCATCAACTACAAGCCAGCAACCAACAAACTCTAAGCGACCACACTGGGCAAGCTAGATTATGCGATTACGACCAAGACAGAACAAGCTAGTAGACCTTAGTTTGCAAGCATTAGAGAAGCATGGCAATACCCTTGCCATTGCTCCCACTGGTGCTGGTAAGACTATCTGCCTATCAGCTGTAGCTGGTAAGTTCATCAAGCAAACACAGGGCAAGGCACTAATACTTGCCCACCGTGATGAGCTTACTTATCAAAACGAAAGCAAGTTTAAACGAGTAAACCCAAAGATCGGCACATCTATTATTGATAGCAAAACTAAAAGCTGGCAAGGTTCTTCCACCTTCGCCATGGTGCAGACTCTTTCCCGTGAGGCGAGTCTTAAATCAATGCCTAGTATTGATTTATTGGTGATAGATGAGGCTCATCACGCTGTGGCTGATTCGTATATGCGAATTATTAATACGGTACGAGATAACAACCCCAAAGCTATGATCTACGGCGTAACCGCCACCCCAAACCGAGGTGATAAGAAAGGCCTTAAAGCCGTATTCTCTAACGTTGCTGATCAGATACAAATAGCTGAGCTTATTGCCACAGGTCATCTTGTATGCCCTAAAACTTATGTCATTGATGTGGGGATACAAGATGATCTGAACAAGGTACGCAAAACCGCCTCTGATTATGACATGTCAGCAGTGGAGGAGATTATGAACAAATCTCCCATCAATGATGCTGTGATCAAACACTGGCAGGAAAAAGCTGGCAATCGTAAAACTATCATCTTTTGCTCAACAGTAGAACATGCAAAGTCAGTAGCTAAAAGCTTCGATGACCATAACATCAAGGCTGTTGTTATACATGGCGGTTTAAGCGATAGGGAACGTAAAGCCAGTTTAGTTGAATATGAGCAAGGTGATACGAATGTTATAATCAACGTTGCGGTTCTCACGGAAGGCTATGACTACCAGCCAACTTCATGTGTGATACTGCTTCGCCCCAGCTCATATAAATCCACCATGGTGCAGATGATTGGCAGAGGCTTACGTGTAGTTGACCCGAACCTCCACCCAGATGTCAGTAAAGATGATTGCATCGTGCTTGACTTTGGTACTTCCATCCTCACCCATGGCAAGCTAGAGGAAGAAGTAGATCTACAAGGTAAAAAACCTCATGAAACTGAGGAAGAAGATCGCCAATACAAGAAGTGTCCTGAGTGTGATACTGAACTACCTATCAACAGCAGAGAATGTCCGTTATGTGGTCATAAGTTTGGTGATGAAGAAGGCAGGCAAGAAATTTCTAACTTCATCATGTCAGAAGTTGACTTGCTTGGTCGTTCCCAATTCCGTTGGTGTGATTTGTTCGGAGATGATGAGTCACTGCTTGCCACAGGCTTTAACAGCTTTGCTGGCTTGTTTTATCTCAATGCCAAGTGGTATGCGGTGGGGCAAGTGGATAGTGAAAAGCAACTGCGTCTACTGGCTAGGGGTGAGCGTATCAACTGCCTTGCTGTTGCTGATGATTTCTTAAACGCCCATGAAAGCGATGATACTGCCCATAAATCAAGACGCTGGCTCAATGAACCTCCTACACATAAGCAACTAGATTTACTGCCAGCAGAATACAAGCAAGACTTTGGCCTCAATAAATACCACGCCAGTGCCTTGATCCGCTTCAACTTCAATAAAGCACGCATCAAGAAGATGCTGTTTAACGAGCCTAAGAGGCAAACATTATGAGGCAATGTTTCATCTGCAACCGTGAAGCTAGAGGCTTTGGCTACTTTAACCCAGTGTATAGCATCAATAACCCACTGCGAAGAAGCACAGCCAAGTCGTTCTGCTCCAAAGGCTGTCAGAGCATTTTTACCAACCATCTAAAATACAAAACAGAGAATACTATGAAACAACAACTAACATCTATGGAAATTCGAGCTAGACAATCAATCCTCGAGCCACTGGGCGATTATGTCGTAGCAATTGGCATGGACAAGCCCTTAGCAAACTATAGCCGTGATGAGATTAATGGCTTGGTGGCGGTGGTCATCAACTCCTACCAGAAGTTTATGCAAGACCAAGAAGAATGGAGCAAAACCCTTGATGATGAGGTGCCGTTCTAATGCTAGATTTTAACCACAGACCATCGTTTGCAGATAAGCTCAATGAGCTGATTGATCTGTCATTAACCACAAAAAACAGCAAACAAAAGCCACGAGATTATCTTGGTGCATCAAGGCTTGGTGTTGAGTGTTCAAGAGCTTTACAGTTTGAGTTCACCAACACTCCTAAGGATAATGACTTTACAGGTCAAACCTTACGTATCTTTCAAGCTGGGCATTTGTTTGAAGACTTAGCCATTAAATGGTTACGTGATACTGGGTTTGAAC